GGGGGAGCTCCTTTAACTATGACGTAAGTCACAGTTCTACTCTAACTTCTCCTATTGAAAGGGTTTGGAATGTCTGACCATTGCTTTACAGCATGGGAGTTCTTTCCTCACGCTTCCTATATGTTGCAGTTAGAGGATCTCAGCAATTTCACAGTTCCACCAGTAAACCATACGTACCGATTCTACATCGGCTCGGAAGGTAAATGCTGGATTGTGCAGTATCTGAGAAAGTCGGTGAGTTTTCAAGGCTCACCGGCGGTCGTTCAACGCGACTACGGCCTCACAGGCTGGCATGGCTCACGCCATGTGACACTCCGCGAGGGGGGCTCATGAAACTGAACTATGAGCCAGTCAATATCCGTTCAGAGCGAGCTGTTCAATTTCGGCGTCGTTTCCGTTCTTACAAGATCGGATTCTTCTCCTTGATTGCCATTCTCGCTGCTACTGAACTCGAGTTTGACTTGTCGAACCAGATTGGATCCCGAGTTAGGCTTCGGCTTAACTCAGGCCAGTCTGTTAACCAGTCTTTAGACTGTCACCAGTGATCGTCAGATCACTTTTCTCAGTCTATTGACTGCAAACGGACGGCGAACTAAAACGTCGTTCTTCGTATTAAGGACCCTATCGTGCCATCATCTAGCTGGAGCAAACAACGCCCTGTCGCACTTCTCGACTATCATACGGATTATCTTGATCCGTCTAATAACTCGAGTGAGTATCGTCTTGGCCTTGCTGCTTCTGCTTATGGCGGTAAGACCTGGGTCCGTACTCCGAACTGGAAAGAAGTAAAGAAATCCGGGATTTTACCCGAAAATCCTTATCAATTCCACAAGGTGTACGCCGCTGTTGGAGGTTCCAGCGCAATCCGCGTGACCCGTAAGAATGACCTTGGCGTAATTGTCCAAGATTATGAAGACGGGACTGTTGGACCAGACTGGTACATCTACCCCGGTAATACGGACCTGCTTGACGCCTCTGTGGCGGACGCCCGTGCTCGGAACAAGGTTCTCAATGAGGTTAAAAACTCTACTGTGAATCTTGGCCAAGTATATGGCGAACGTGCTCAGACCGTCTTACTCGTTGAAACTACGATACAACGGGTAGTAAAGACAGTTCGCTACCTACGGTCAGGGAACTGGAATGCAGCAGCGAATGAGGTTGGTGTCGCTAGCAGCCGTAATCGGCATGCCGGCTTCTCCAAGCGTCATTCGAAGAACCCTCAGCAGGCAATCGCTGACGGGTGGCTGGAGCTTCAGTACGGCTGGCGTCCGCTACTCCAAGACGTTTACGGTTCTCTCGAGTATGTTAATAACAAACAGAAGAGAATTGTTCGTCAAAGAGTATCGAAGTCAGCTTCTGACAACGATCGGTGGGGTTCAGGCACGGAAGTTACCGACCTGTTCACCACCTATGTCGATCAGAAGCGTAAAGCGAGTGTTAAATACACTCTATTTTACGCCGCTCCCAATGAGTTTTTGAAAACTCTCAGCGAAGGCGGAGTGACCAACCCCGCTCTCGTTGCTTGGGAACTGCTCCCTTGGTCCTTTGTGGTTGATTGGTTCCTCCCGGTTGGCAATTTCATCTCTTCATGGGATGCTACTGTTGGCCTGGAGTTCCAAAAAGGTTCTAAAACAACCTCTCATGAAGTAATTCATGAGTCCACAAGGTCCGGCCGCAAGAAGGTCGAAGATAGTGGAAAGCTGGTAACCGCCGGAATTTCATCACTCTGGCGTACTTACCATTCTGTACACATTCAACGATCCCCTTCGGGGGCTTTTCCATCGCCAGCGCTTCCCCAGTTTAAAAACCCGGTGAGCCCTGAGCACATGGCAAATCTTCTTGCACTTCTCGTCGGTACATTCCGTAACCGATGATAACGTTCTACTTCCTCGAAGGAATCTCATGACAGCAATAGCTGCCGTGAACCTGGTGCCGTTGGCTACCGCTGGAACAGTTTTCAGCGGTACCACCGTAACTCCAGTCGTGTACTCCCCGGTCGGTTTTATCCAGCCGGGTGTCGCGAAATGGGCAGACAGAGCGGGAGGAATCCCGCTTCTGTATCCCAGCTTCACTGTGTCAGTCAAGCTTCCCAGCAATGGGAGCAAGGTCTGCCGCATTGTCGCAAAGTTGTCCCTTCCAACCCCAGACGTGACTGCTCCTTCAACGAGCACCGGCATTCAGCCGGCGCCCTCGAAGGCGTACGAATGTCTGGCCCAGTTGGAGATGGTCCTCCCTGAGCGTTCCACCACTGCAGAGCGTAATGCTCTGCGGGGGCTTCTGCTCTCGGCTCTCTCAGAGTGGGTGCAGGCTTCGGATGGTGATCCCAATTCTTTAACGGGTTCACCTCTTCCGGCGGCCATCGCCAACTTCGAGATCCCCTACTAACGTAGGGGAGAACCATTAACTAGGTTAATCACCTAGAAAGGGTCTTACCATGCATTCTGAGAAGCACGGTAAGAGGTCTCTTTTGAAAGAGATCTCAACTTTTCGCGTACCCGAGGTAACGACGCACTCGGTCGTTCTAGATTACTTCAAGTCTCTCAACTGTCCTCGTTCCCTTGCTTGTCACATTCTCTATGAAAATGGAGAGTATGATCAGCTTGTTAACTTGGAAGTTAACCCGTTGGATTATAATGATCCTTCGAGTTTCAGGGACGCCTATCAGGCTACTAAATTTCTGTCAAAAAACTCCTTTCTTAAGGTGAATATTGATAGGAAGGCGGTTGCTCTGAGCAAATTTTCCGAGATGGAAAATCTTTGCAAGGAAACGAATAAACGCATCCGGAATCCTGGACTTGACCCGCTTTCAAACTGGTCAAGTGTCTCTTTGCTGAACGCAATGAGGCAGAAAATTTCCAAGATTTTGGGCGTTTGTCCGATTGAAGAAGTCCTAGATCGAGCAAACTGGGGACCTGGCGTGAGTACCCTCTTAAAAGGGGCTCACGTCTCGGCAACCAATAAGTTCCAACAAGAAGTTGGAATTACGCGAGATCTGTATTCCCTCATGTTTGATTCTGAGAGACCAGACCGTACTGGGATCTTCGATCTTGCATACCCTCTCTGGGGCGCTGAGCTGCGTAAAAACAGTTCATTTCCCGTCTTTGAGGTTGGGAACGTAGTTGTCACTGTACCGAAGAATTCGAAGACCGACCGAGTCATTGCCATTGAGCCAGGGTTAAATCTCTGGTTTCAATTAGGTATTGGCAAGGTCATTCGACGAAAACTTCGCAAGCACGGGATCGACTTATCAGATCAGTCGAGGAATCAGTTCTTAGCAAAGCTTGGCAGTGAATCGCCATTTTTTGCGACGGTTGATTTCTCTTCTGCTTCGGACAGCATTTCGAAGTTACTAGTACGGGATCTTTTACCCCCGGACTGGTATTTCCTTCTCGATGCTTGTCGATCTCATTACGGCACTCTTGAAGGTAAAACGTTTCTCCATGAGAAGTTTTCCTCTATGGGGAACGGGTTTACCTTTGAGCTCGAGTCGCTTATCTTTTTTGCTGCTGCCGCTTGCGTCTGTGAAGACATGGGCTACAACAGCACTATGGTAAGCGTTTATGGGGATGACGTTATTTTGCCATCTCCATGTTTCGAGTCCTTTTCATCATTCAGTAGGTACCTTGGATTCATAGTAAACACGGGGAAAAGCTTCACCCGTGGATACTTTCGTGAGTCCTGTGGTTCTTACTGGTTTGATGGGGTTGACGTTAAGCCCATATTCCTGAGGGATATGGTTCGCACACCTTTACAGGTGTTCCGTCTAGCCAACGCTCTTCGTCGACAGGCGCACATCCGGAATGTAAGTTTCGGATGTGATTCCCGTCTTCGATCGTGTTGGAATCTCTTATGGAACTGTCTTCCTTCTGCCTTACGGCTTAAGATCGACAATTCTCTGGGAGACGGTGGCTTTGTCAGTGATTTCGACTTTGCCACTCCTATTCGGGCGCGTCATCTACTGGAGGGTTACCTCTGTAGACACGTGACTGAGGTTGGACTTACATCCTCCTCCGAAGAGGTCGGTCTATTACTAGATCGACTTCGCAATGCGTCAACTAATGAGCGCGGCGTTTACGCCGTACTCCTTGGGAGCCGTGTTAGACTTCGAGATCTTCCCCGCGTAATCATGACAGGAAACTGTTATGTTTTACGTGGTAAGGTCAAGTTAAGGCTAAATGCCCGAAGTCTAGTGCACCAGTGGACAGATCTAGGTCCTTGGCTTTAGCGAGGATTTATCTCCTTACGTTAGCTTAACAACTAACCGCGGGTGGAGGGATTGATAACCCTGTAACACGGAG